CTAAAACATCCCAGTGCGTTCCTCTCTTGAATATCTTAATATTTGAATTGCTAATACAATGTCCTTCATATACGTGTAAGTACTCCTCATAGTCTTTTTTATAAAGCGATAAAGCTTCCTCGTAAAATTGCCAAGGCAATGAAAAGTCATTATCTTCAAAGGATACTTTTTTTATAAAGCAGTTTTCCCTCGTATTATTCGTAATAAATTCCTCATATACTACATCAGTTGTAAATTCAGGATTAAACGCAACTATAATTTGTGGAGCGTCTACCCTTGTAACTGTTGGTGTTACCACCCGCCAGCTATGTCGTGATATACTTGCTGCTTCATCAATAAATAGTCTTTTTAAATTAACTATACCCTTTATAGCATTAGGGTCTCGCCATAAGCCTTTAAAATGGATTTTTACGTCAGAAGTTATGTTCTGAATAAAACCCCGTGATTCAACAACTCTAAAATAATCGCTAAAACCAAGATCGTAAATCTTCTCTTGGAACACCGAGAAAACCGAAGCTAAAAGCGAGCTTTGTATCTCTCTTGCACAAAGATATTGGCAATGCCTATCTTCAAAGCTTTTAAAAATTAAGTAATCAACCAAGGACAAAGACTTTGCCCCTCCCCTGCCACCATATAATACAATATAAGTGTAATGGTGTTTATAAATAGGTAACAAATACCGAGGTGGAGTAATTTTAATATTCACTTCTTAAAAATCTTACTTTTTAATTTTTCAAATTTTTTTAAATTCCCAGTATTCTCATTCTCTTTTACTTCAATAGTGATTTTTAGCTCTTTGTCCTCTAGTACAGATAAATCCGTATTCTGCAACACCTTAATTTCTTCTAAAGTTTCTGTATGTGTTAACTCAACAAATCCAGATAAAGCTTTTGTCAATGCTTCTAGTCTGCTACGCCCTTCTTCCATTTTAACTAAGACAGTGGGTTCAAAAGACTTTTTAGGAATAATATCCTTTACATACAACTGATAAGCCCAAGGCTCTCCTTTCCTCATACGTTCACGTATTTCCTTATATATTTCTTGAGCATCATCAGCACCTAGCTTAGCAATCTCCCTGAACTTTTTACGATATTCGCTAACAGTTCCTTTAGCTTTCCCTGCTGGATTTCCTGATTGTCCTTTTTTAAAACTAGTTGGTTTTGCCATTTGTAATTTCCTGCATTTACCTGCTATTTGCAGGTAATTTTATTCGGATGGTTCATATTCTAACTCCTTAACCAGCTTATTTATAAACTCCTCGCCGACTCCAGCAACCCTTTGTTTGCTTATCACCTTTACCATAGTCTCCAGAATCTTAAGAGCTTCCTTTTTACTATCGTCTTTTAACACTCCAAACATTACTTCCAAATATCGTTCATTATCACGTCTTTCGTTAATTCCCCACAAAAGCGCATCCTTGAACTCATTGCCAATATCCCCTTTTAAATAACGCTCTATAACAATCTCTTCACACTTTGCTTTGGTTGGTAGAGACATAGCTCTTACTCCTTATTTAATTTTTTTTTGTTTCATTGCTATTGTCCCCCCAGGCAGACCCCTGCGTACAGTTTTCCCGTACAAGGTTCCACAATAAAGCATTCCCCTATTTTGACGTTGTTTTATATAGTGGATGATATATTCTTGGTACTGGCAATGGATTCCATTGTAAGTACTGTTGAAACACTTCCCAAGTCATACTTTTACGTTGACTCCGTCGATTGATTCCTTTGAATATTATTCTTTTCACTAAATAATAAAACTGTTGTAAACTTCTATAGTTTCCACTAATCCCAAAGTAACCATAATGCCCAATTAATTTGGCTTTCAGTACTGGCCACCATTCTTTTAAAGGTCGAGAATTCTTTACTACCTTTACCCATTCCTTGATTTCTTGTACCTTACGATTTAGATTCTTTTTAGAGGTCTTATGAACCATACTAAAGTATCCATTTCTACTTGTTCCGCAATAATGCGTAAAGCCAAGAAAATCAAAGGTTTGAGGTTTTTCTCCACCTTTCTTCCATAATTGCCAAGCTTTCCTGCCAAATTTTACTACCTTAGTTTTATCAGGTGAGACAGATAGCCCAAACTTGCTAAATCTCTCTTCTAATTGTTCTAAAAATCCTTTTGCATCTTGCTCACTTTCGCAGCACACAACAAAGTCATCGCAATACTTAATTAGTTGTACGTAACCCTTCGTTTGTAGCTTAAATTCCTTTTCAAACCACAAATCTAGTACGTAGTGTAAGTAAATATTTGCCAATAGTGGACTTAAATTCCCACCTTGCATTGCCCCTTGATCATTTACTTGATACTTACCATTATCAATTACTCCAGCTTTTAATATCTGCCTTACTAACCACATTAAATTTGGGTCAGCAATTCTCTCTTCTAAACAGCGTTGTAGCCAATAGTGGCTTAAGGTATCGAAAAATTTCCTAATGTCTACCTCAGCAATAAAGTTAATCGGTTTCTTCATCACTTCTTGATTAATCTTGTAAACAGCTTGAATACAATTGCGGTTAGGGCGAAATCCATAAGAAGTCTCTAGAAAATCAGTTTCATAAATGGCTTCGAGTATCTTCTTCACCATTAACTGAACTAACTTATCTTCTACTGTTGGCAGACCAAGACCTCGCTTTTCATCCCTTTTTCCAGGTTTAGGAATGTATACCCTCTTTACTGGTTGTGGTTTGTAGCTTTTAGTCTTTAAGCGTATCAGTAGGTTGTTGATATTCTCCTTAAGATTTCTTCCATATTCCTCAACTGTAACGTTATCAATTCCACTCGCCCTGTTACGTTTGAGTTCTTGATAACATTTTACGAGATTCGCTTCGTTGATATGATGTATCAGCGAAGTAAACTTTAGTCGTTTATTAGTTCTAGCCTTTTCGGTTATCAGATCGAGTTTGTTCTTCATTAGTTTTCTTAACCTCCGTGTGTTAACTAACAGGCCACTCAACCTGTCTCTTTATTGTTGACCGCTTCCCCATGTACATAGCTTTCTCATGCTCGGAGTACTATCAGTCAATACGACTTCTGCTCAATCTTTTGTCCATCCTTGCCTTTTCTGACTTGTTTGAACATACTCTCATATCATGAAAGAACTTAGCAGATCTCCCAAGTCCGTCTATAAGTCCTATCTTACATCATGCCGTTGCCTTAGACTCCGGTAGAGTAGTTACCACCTTGCCATTTCGTTGATAACTATGTTGCCTTCCAGTAAAATGAAACTGTCGGCCTCTACAATATCAGTATTTTCGGAGCTCAATACACTATCTTTTGATCCGGCCTAATATATCCCTCCCTTTAGCTTCACTAAATTTGTCACCTCCTCTAGTGTAAAGTTTAGTTTTACGTTGGTGGCTAACCTTTACGTACATTGGATTTTCACCAATTAGAACTTATGCGTTTACCTTGGCGCACCATTCTTTTGCTCCTAATCTTTTGTTAGAATGGTACTTATTATATCTCCTAGCAAAATTCTCATTCTTATCTTTTTCTAAAATTATTAGCTGTTTACACTTATTAACTCTGATTTCCAAGTCATCTACAGACTCCGATAACTGATTCAACTGCCTGGTTACCAGTTTTATTAACCTCGCTATATGCGTAAAAGACATATGGAATTCGTCATTTTCTCTAAACCACTCACGAACAGACCAGTAATAGATTTCCCTAAAATCCTTACTACTATGATATCCATCTAATACATTATAAATATTAGTTATATGTTGTTGAATAATAACTATTAAATCACAAGGCAATTTTAAGTAATCTTTATTACTCTCTAATCGATTGCTCTTTTGAATCTGAGTATAAACCTTCTTAATACTGGATTTACCTTCTGCAACTTCGGCTTTTTGTTCTTCTGTTCCTTGTTGTTGAATTTTATCGTACTGAAAAGCTGTCGTATGGCTTACACCTGCTTTCTTAGCAATAGCCTCTAATGCTCTTCCTTTCTCTGTATTTTCAGGTTTTTGCTCATTTATTTGCGGTGTGTAAACTGGTGTACTAGCCGTATTATCTATTTCCTTAAACTGAGTAGCTTGCATTCGTTCTTTAGCCTTCTGGGCTTCCAGTTCCTTAAATCTATAAGCAAGTGCTAACCTAGTTTCAGTAGGTAAATTCCTTCTGCTAAACTGGTTATTGATCATCCAGAGTTTTACGTCTAGCTCAGTCTCCAGCTCTGGCTTCTCTATTATGTTGAAGCTTATGCCGTGTTTACTGCAAATAGCATATCTATGGTGTCCGTCTATTATAGTATTGTGCCATACCACTAACGGATCACGGCAACCTTCTTTAAGTAAGCTCTGCTCTAAATTATGTAACTCATCACCAGATAATGGAGGGATAAGCCCAGCAAATTCTTCGTTAATAATGAAATTCATACTATATATAACTACTTCTTCTCTTTCTAAAACGGTAGTTCATTAAGCCCACGGCAACTTATCTTCTTCTTCAAAAGTATCATTGGTTTGTTTATTACTTGCTTGCCTATAGTTAATTGGAAACTTACCGCTTCTCTCATCCATATACTCACTATATTTAGCATGATCGGGCGTAATTATGGTCTTGATCTCGTTAAGAGGTTTATTGCCTTTATCTTTATCGTTAATGGTAATTTCAGCTACCACTTGTAAATTATCAAGGTCGGCAAAGCTCTTAATCTGTCTCTGTTTTTCTGCCTCAGGTGATTTATCTTTAGAATGTAAACCGTGAGCAGAGTTAAGTATTGCCTTGATCATACTTCTACCGATCTCAGCGTATTTAGGAGAATTATCGCTATGAAGACCGATATTACTCCAGACTTTTCTATTCTCATATTCCCCGCTTAATATTATAAACTCACATGCAAGATATACGCAAGTACCCGATTTGCTTTTAGTAGCATAGCCGTCTGGCCATTCTTTTGTAATGTGGTTGCCTTTTTTAAGTAATAACCGAACCTTTGCTATGGTTTTATGCGGTATTAATTCATAAGACATCTGGTCTTCAGCATCGTTAAAGTTATTCCATTTACTCATTGTTTTGCTCCACTAATTCTTTTAATCTTTTTATGTTTTTGTTAATTTGCTCTCTAAGATAATTAAAAAACCAACTGTCAAATTCATTATCAAATATCAACCATTCTCCATCTTCATTCAGTTCTTTTTGCGTAGAAGTTAAAAGCTTATAATCCTGCATATCTTGCCTAATTTTCTCTCTTAACATACAATTTGATGTGTATTTTCTAGCTTCTAGTTCGCTCACTTACTCCTCCTTAAATTTTGTTATGTTTCCCTGATATTTCAAAACGAACGATCCAGAACGACCATCCCTATTTTTTGCTACTATTACTGTAATTATTTTCTCATAATCTTTTAGTACAAGTGGATAATCATCTTGCCTGTGCAAGAATAATACCAAATTTGAATCTTGCTCTATTGACCCCGAATCTCTAAGGTCTGAAAGCATAGGTTGTTTATTCTCTCTTTTTTGGTGTTCTCTTGATAACTGGGAAAGTATAATCACTGTAATACCAAGCTCACTTGCCATGTTCTTTAATGTTTTTGTAATAAGTTCTATTTCGGCGACTCTATTAGTTCCTGTGAACCCTGATAGGTGGATTAGCTGAACGTAATCAATGATGATTACCTTCATGTTTTCCTTCATACTGCACCTACGGCACTGAAGATAAAAACTGCCTAAGTCCTTAATGCGATCGGTAAATACCTGAATGTCATGTTTAGTACCTTTAAAATACTCCTTAACGGCGTTATAACGTTCTTCTGAGTGTAATTTATCCGTTCTACTGATTTCAGTAATGTTTGAAATTATCCTTTGATAAACTTCCTGCTTATCCATTTCAAACGACCAAAGACCGACTTTGTACCCCTGTTTTGTAATATTCAAAGCTAAGTTAACCGCAAAAGCACTCTTACCGACTCCTGTACCTGCTCCGACTGTAACTAATTGACCTGCTCTGAATCCATCGATAATATCATCAAGAGCCTTATAACCAGTACTGATTACGGCTTGCTCTTTGGTATTTAAAACCTGCATTACCTCAGCTTCGTAATCATGCTCTTTATTTGGTATCATTCCATCAAGAAGAGCGTTACATCGGTTAGCTATATCAGTTACTACTTCTGCTAAATCCTTACTATCTGCCGTATTCAAAATCTTTGGTTTTGCATTCTCATAAAGAAAAAAAGCTTCTCTCCTAAAATATTGCTTCTGTATCTGACCAAAAACACCCTCAGCATAAACAGCAGTACCAAGAAATGGTACACTCACTACCATACATTGCCTTAAATATTCATCCCTTGAAACTCCATGCGAAAAACTTTGCCAGTCATCTTCTGCTATGGAGTTAGTGTGGAAATAAATATCACTTGTAGATTTCCCCTCAGATACATAAGATTTTACAATTTTAAAAACATGTGCCGCATGAGGAGTTACAAAGTATTTCTCATGCACCATCCTACTTGCACTAATAGCCGCCTGTTCGTCTTGAAGCATATGACCGATAGCTATTTTCTCATTCCTTGCATCCAAGGCTTTTATTTCTTCCAATTTTGTAAGGATATCTTGATCCATCTTGCTACTACCTAGGTTAGAAATATCTGATTATTCGGTGTTGAAAGTCATACATTACTTGCTCCGCTTCCTTTCTCTTCATTTCGGCAATTGATTGTGCTTTCTCCTCCTTGGTAAATTCTTTTTCATTATTTATCGCTTTAACCATGTAGTGGATGAAAGCTTGTCTTCCTCCCCAAATTCTAAGATTAGGGTTTTTTGCAACGATATTTCTCATAACAGCAGTTATTCTACCATTAGAGAAATGAGGTTTATCGCTCTTCTCTCGTATGGCATCGATTACATCATCCGTAAATTCAAACTCGTTAAGCAGTTTGTTACCATGATAGATATTTCCGTTTCTGGTATGAGTGTCGCTTTGTTGTTCCTTAACCTGTAACATTTCCTGCCTTATAAACTCTAGCAGTTCGCAGTTAGAAGTAGGTTCAGGTGGTTTTATTTCCATCGGTTCTTGTTGTTTAGCTAAGGTTAATTGCTCCTGATCCCTCTGGGTTTTTCCTATTGCAATCCGATCCTCAAGAGTATCCCTCTCACGTTCCTCCTGTTCCCGCCTAGCCTGCTCCTTTGCCATCATTCTGTCTACACGGCTCATGCTATGGAACTCCGTATTAGCCTCAAGCTCAGTCTGAGAAGAAGAAACAAAATGAGTATCCTGATTTTTTTGATCTTTTTCCTCTATACACAAACTAATATCTTCACTGGAACAAAGATCTGAAAGATCTGTATTTATATCTAGTATATCTAAATCCCTATATTGTACCTGCGCGTGTATCGCCGAATTTTTTCGGTCTTGTGGCCGAATTTCTTCGGCTACGTAGTCGTATTTTTTCGGTCTTGTAGCAGAACTTTTTTTACAATTATTTTGTAAATTTTGATCAAAAAATTGAGGATAAAATAACTCTGGATTATTTATTCGTTCAACGCCGTCATCAGTATATTTTACTGTATAGCCATAACATTTTTTCTCACCTTCAAAGATGATAAAACGATGGTAGTCAAAATGAAAAATATCACTTAATTGCTTGAGTAAATTTAGATTTTGATCAGTAAGACAATCTGTAATTTCTGATATCCAGTCATGATCAATAAAAATAACCCCAGTTTTACTGCGGTTAATTTGATCCGCTATATTAGCTAGTAAAAATTTACTATTCTTGTTCCCTATACATTTTGTCGGGTCATTAGCTCGCCCAATAAACTTTGCTACACGTTTTATTTGGTCAAAGGTTTTCTCTATCTTGTTAGTCTTCTTATTATAGAATTCTAAACTGATAATATTAGACGATGCTTTTGCCATAATTTTAAGCCTCCCCCATTTTACAATCTATGTTCTTTAAAAAATTTGTTGATAGTTCCAAGTTTCTTAGGTCTTGATTTAGTACTCCGTCCAATACCCAGACTTCTTTACAGAAATTTCGGTATTTATGTAGCGGATCTCGGATATTCAAAACTTGACTCAAGCGCTTCATACTCGATAACACCACCTTCATGCGTGCCTTAATTTGCTGGCTATATTCAGAGTTTGGGGGATAATTTTCCAACAATCTATTACCACCGAGAAAGTTACTTTTTAAATTATCGTAAACAGCTACTATTACTTCATCGATATGTTGGAGCTCTTCCTCACTCATTACGCAGTCTACGTTATGCATCGCACTCATCCTTTTCCCCCTCTAAAATCAGGTTCAACAAAATATCCAGGTCCTCCCAGAAAACGCCGTGAAGGAGTGCCTGGTCTCCTACCTTACTTATTTTACTTAATCTTTCGGCTATCGCTTTAATGTCAGTACTAACATTGACTCCTACCTCTAGAATTAAGTTAAGCAGAGTCTTTAAGTCTTGCCAAAACAATGCCTCCATCGGCATCCCATTAGTTTGCCTTAAAACCCTCCTCATCCTTGAAGCTACTACTTTGATGTCTTGTGCTTTATTCATATTCCTTAGTTGTTTTGTTTATTTAGATTAATTCCCCGTTTGCTTGCATAATTTTGTAAAGCTTCCCTTATTACCTTTAGGCGTTTATGTTCCGCTCTTGAGGCTAGTAAATTGCGGATTTTAGAGAAAAAGTGCGAGAAGAAAGAGATCATACTTTCCCTAATTTGCTTTGATGTTTGCTTTTTAATTGAAAGATGTAATTATGATCAAATTGATTATCATAATCTATGTATGATGATTTAAGAAATTCACCTATTTCAAATAATTCGAATAGTACATCTGTTAATTCTTGTTCCTTTAATAAAAAAATAACTTGATTCAAATTGTCTTGATCTTCATCTTGACCATCTCTTTTAATTTGCCATAAATTAAAACTAGCTATAATACGATTATACTTATTGAAGGTAGTCTTATGTTTTCCAAATACTTTGTATGAATCTACTTGTCTGATAACACCGCCCGAGGCACCTAAAACGATATAAACATGAAAAAAATGAAGGATTTGTAAAGGAGTTAAAATTGCTTGTAATTTTGCAAGCGTCCATTTTTGCATAATCATTTTACCTTAGATGTAGCGTTTTTTTTTTTAAAAAATAAATTCTATCGTCTATAATCTTGAAAGACGAGGAGTAAAAAA